TAGGCTCCGCCCTCCGCCGGCACGGCGGCGAGCAGCCGTCTTCCGGCGTACAGCCCCAGCTCTCCGGCGTCGGTGTAGGCCAGGCTGTCTCCCTTGCTGTCCAGGGCTTCCTGCCAGCTCTCGGGCGGCGGGACTGGCTCCGGGGCGTCGCCGGTGATGGCGCCCTCCAGAATCAACCCCAGGTTGGCCCATATGGTGGGCAGGACGGTGCTCTCCCCATACCTGCCGCACACGCCGGCCATAAGGTAGCATCCCGGCTCGGACAGCAACTCGGCGGGCACGGTACACGCCCCGCCAGCCAAGGCAACCGCCTTTTCCCTGCACCCGGCTTGAAAAATCGCCGTTTGCTTCAGCCCGTCCCAGTCCTCCGAAAACTCGAATCGCACAGGATAGACATTGACGCTCCCGCTTGTGACCGGTTCCTTCTCCCGGACGGTCAGCTGGGTTTTGTCCGCATCAAGTACAAACATTGCGCTCACTCCTTTACATCGCCGCCACCTTGTCCAGCAGGGCGTCCATCTCCTCCACGCTGTACTTGCTGGCGGCGTAGCCGGAGGGGCCGATGTCCTCTGCCATCGTCTGCACCGACAGCGCAGCAACCTGTTCCTGGAGCCGGGCCACCTGGGCCTGCAGCTCTTCCATTGTCATCGTACTGCCTCCTCACATGATGATCCGCCGCCCCAGGCGGTCCAGGACCATTTTGCTGTTCTTGTCCACCAGCTGGCCGGCAGGGGATTTTTGGGCCTTGGAATAAAACAGGATGATCATACCGTCACCGCCGGGACTCCCGTAGCCGCCAGGTCCTCCCGTACCAGCTGCGCCTGGGCTCACGCTTGCGTTCGGCACCGTCCCCTCATAGGACGCGTCCACCTCCACGCCCGCCCAGGAGGAGGCTGAGGCTCCGCCGCCGCCATAGCCGCCCCGCCCGCCCAGCGTCAGTCCCCGTTTACGCGGGGTGGCCGGCCTGGGAGGGGTCCGCCCGCTGGCAGCAGAGGCGTAGCAGTCCCGGTTGCTGACGGAGACCGACCCCCTCACTGACGGCGCAGACTGGCTGACACCGGCTGCACCGCCCGGGCCTAACGCATAGCCCGCCTGAGCGCCGCCGCTGCCGTTATCGTTGGTATCCCATGGCGTGCTGTACCAGGCGACGCCGCTCCCGTTCTCCCGGGTGGGGGCTCCGGGCCAGTACCTCCCGTCCTCGTCGTAGGCCCCGGTGGAGGGCTGGTAAGCGAGTACATCAGCGAGTGTGCCAGAATTGTCCGGTATCGTGTATCCGGATCTTGCCCCCGCCCCATCGCCTCCCGGCAGTCCAGACGGACCGGTGGAGGCAAAGATCTCCTGGGTAAAGGGGTCCTGCCAGCCGGCTGCGGAGGGGTAACTGCCGCTGTCAGTGGTCAGACCGTGAAAGGTGGTCGGCGTGCCCTCCGCAGCCTCCGCCGAGTTGGAGGTCGACCCCGCGCTCCCCACCCCGCAGGAATAGGAGAGCGGCACCCCCGGCTCAACGTTCATCGTCCCCTGCAAAATTTTTGAGCCCTTTCCGCCCGGCCCGCCCTGGCCGCCTTTCCCGCCATTTCCCCACAGCCGGAAGGTGCCCCTTGACGTCACCTGTCCCGTAATCCACGAGGTGTGAGAATAGCTGTGGGACCTAGCGGCAGCAGAATCTCCACCCTTGACGCCGGCCCGTCCTCCCTGGGCCCCGGAGAACATGACGTAGGTCACCTCTGTGACGCCCTCCGGAGGAGTCCACTGGCCGGAGCCGGTGAGCACCTCCCGGAAGTCCAGATAGGACACATCCCCCGTCTGGGGCGGCACATAGCCTACCAGCAGCTTCTCCTGGGCCTTCAGGGTGTTGGACAGGGTGATGTCCGCGCTCTCCAGGCAGGCGGCCACGCCGGTTTTGTCAAAGGGGTGGTAAACGGCCAGCCGGTCCCCGGGGGCCTCCCCCTGATAGACCACGGCGGAGTCTACTCGCTCCCGGCAGCGGTAGTAGTCCGCCAGCCGTTCCACCACCGCCTGGGAATTGACCAGCGACACCAGCGTGGCATCCTCCACCGTCTTCACGTTGGGTGTGCTGGCCGCCTGCACGTCCCGGCTGATCTGCCGGGTGTTGTGGATGTAGGTCTTGCCGGTGAGGGTTCCCGCCCCGGCGGACACCCGCGCCCAGTTGGCTCCGCTGGCCTGGATGGCAAAGTCCTGGGCGGACAGGCTGTGCATGGGTTCGTCAAAGGTGATGATGTCCCCCGCCTGGGCCGTCCCCTCGAACAGCTGCTTCTCCTCCGTCCAGGGGATGTACTGGTGTTCGGTGACGATGACCTGGGTGATCTGGGCGCCGTAGTCCACGGCAGCATCGGTGTACAGGTTGTCCTGGGGCACCTGACCGGAGATACCGTCCCACAGGCCCTCAATGCGCAGGACCCCTTCCAGGTCGGTTTTCAGAGCAGCGCCGATGGCAAAGAGCACCTGGGCCAGGTTGTCCCGGGGGGTGGCGACCGGCAGCCAGCCGTAGAGCTTGATCTTTTTCAGGACATTTTTTATCTCAAAGACCACCGTCCCGCAGATGTCGGCTATGACCTCTTCCGCCGTCTGGCCGGTGTAGACTCCCCCCATATGCAGCCCCTCGGTGAGCAATCCCAAGGTGCTGGTGGAGGATATCTCATACAGCTCCGGGGCGATCCGGTTGATAGACTGGACCCGGAACACCATGGGCCGGTCCGGTTTCGGGTAGTACAGCAGCTTGGCGTTGCGCTGGAAATCCAGGATAGACGGATCATCGCACTCCACCACTGGCACAAAGCTGTTGACCTCCAGGGAGGAGGCCAGCAGCGACGCGGCAAGGTAGAGGTTACCCTCCTTGATCTTATCCGCAGGAAACGTCCAGCTCTCGTATACGATGCTGTGGCTCATACCGCACCCTCCCCCGGCAGCCGGACCGGTCTGATCCCCTCAAAGGAGACCTGGAGCCCATTCCACCGGCGCACCCCGGCGATCACTCCGTTGGCCACGTGCCTGGCAGAGGACACCATGGCGTCATAGGTCACGGTGCTCTGTCCGTGGGGCATGGTGATGGAGTGGGAGGGAACCGGGGCGGTTATGGCGTCAAAGAACTGGTCGTAGTCCTGGGGGTAGCGGGGGTCGGGCTCCACGGACAGGGTGTGGTCATAGTAGGTACCCACCAGATCCCGCTCCCGGCGGCCGGAGAGCATGTCCCCGGCGTTGGGACCCTCTACCAGCCGGGCGGACTCCTCCACAGAGGGGTAGACCACCCGCACCCGGTAGGTCTTTCCGTCCATTGTAATTCCGGCCATGCGCTTTCACTCCTTCAGGTCACAAACTGGGGCCCCAGCCGGTTTGTCTCCGCGACGATCTGCGGCTGGAGCATCCGCACCAGCTGGGCGGCGGAGCCGGTGAAGTTGACGGTCACCCGCATATTGCCGGCCTGTCCGCCGATCTCACTCATGACGTTCCGAACGGCCCGCTCAATGGTGGACAGCGGCGATACGACCTCTGGCTCCTGGGGGTTGTCTCCGATCACCGCCATGAAGGGGCTGTTGGGCCGGGTCACCGTGCCCTGGGCCAGATAGGGAAGATTTTCGGCAGTGGCGGTGCGGAGGGAGAAGGGTCCCGCTGCGGCCCGGGAGCCAGAAGGTGTTCCCTCCACCGATAGGCCGGACACCTGCTTGCTGGCGCCGAACAGCTCCTGGAAGAAACCGATCACAGCCTGGATCTTCTGCCCCAGCCAGTCCAATGCTTCTCCCACCCGTTCCACCACCCAGGCCACCCCTTCCAGGGCGACGGCGGCCGCCTCCATCCCGGCGATGATCGCCGGGCCAAAGAGGCCGAAGAACTTGTTTTTCAGGTTGGCCACCGACTCCCCCAGGGCCGCCTGGGTCTCATCCAGCTGCATCTGTATCTCTCTGGTCTGGATCAGCGTGTCGTTGTTCTTGTAAAACGCATCGGCCGCATCCCGATAGGCGGTGCCCAAATTGTTCATAATCAACCGGGCCCGGTCCCCCTCATCGACCGTTCTGGAGAGTGCGTCGTTAAACTCGTCCTCGCTCATGCCGACCCAGTTCAGCGCATCGGCCAGAACGCCGGTGACCTTGCCGGTTTTGGCCGTCTCGTTGGCCGCCTCGATCAGCCCCTCAATGGGCAGGGCATCGCCAAAGGTCCCATACACTCCCGCCGCTATCTCGGTCCACTTGGCGATATCCTCCTCATTGTCGATCAGCTGAGCCAGGAGCTGAGACGCCTCGGTGGCGGTATCGGTATCGCCCAGGATGCTGTAGAAGCCCTGGTACGCCTCCTGAGCCGCCGCCACACTGTACCCGGAAGTTTCGAAGGCCGTGTTGAGCTTCCCCATGGCCGCCCGGTATTCCTCGGTGGCCTCGTCCAGGCTCCACAGCCACTCGATGGCAGCCATCGCGGCCTCCACCAGCTTCTGGCCGATGGCGATGGAAACGCCACCAGCAACACCGGCTAAGCTGTCCAGGCCGCCAGCAGCACCGCCAGAGGCACTCTCAAATTCATCAAGACCACCCGCCGCATCATCTGCCGCGTCGCGCAGACCATTGAGCTGGCTCTTCGCATCTTGGACCGCCGCGTCTATGTCAAAGTCATTTGCCGCCCGAGTGAGCTCCTCCAGATTGTGCTGGGTCTCAATAAGCTCCCGGTTCAGCGCATCATACTGCTCCTGGGACATTTCCCCGTCGGCAAGGGCCCGGTTTGCTTGCTCCGCCGCTGTCTCCAGCGTGCGGAGCCGCTCTCGAGTCCCCTCCACCGCTTCGGTCAAAAGCCGCTGCTTCTGCTCCAGCAGTTCCACATTCCCAGGGTCCAATTTCAGCAGCCGCTCCACATCCTTCAGACTGCTTTGGGTCTGTTTCAGCCGTTTGTCTGTCCCTGCCAGAGCCTTGTCCAGCCGGGTAGTATCGCCGCCGATCTCAAGGGTGATACCTCGAATTCGATTACCTGCCATTATCTCACCTCACAGCATCCGGTCCATATCCTCCTGGGTGGCCAGGGTGGGCCAGTCCAGGGTGTCGTTGGCGGCTTCAGCATACATGTCGTTGAGCATGCCCATAGTCAAAAGCTCGAGGTCCCGGAGGGGGACTCCAAGCCGGACGGCACGGAGGAGCAGGAGAGCTGTTGTAAACTCTCGATCAACTGCTCCGCTTTTTTTTTACTTTCCTCCAGCCCCTCCATGTTCCCGGACCACAGGTCCAGGATCACGGGGAAAATGGCGTAGACCGGCATGATGGAGAATCCGTCCAGCCACTCCTCCGGGGTATCCGGCACTGTGTCCGGCTCTGCGTGCTTGGCCATGATGTAGGCCAGGTTCTCAAAGATGGTCAGGTCCTGGAGAGACAGACCTCCTCTCCCCTCTCTCACTGCCGCCGCCACCTCCCGGAGGTCCCGGAGCAGGTCCCGGTTGAACCTCCGCCGGTACAGCAGCGGCACCGCTGCCGTGGCCTTGAAGCGCACATCCTTGCCATCGATCTTGACAGTTGCCTCCATAGGTCACACCTCCGATTCCACAGGGGGTTCCCAAACGGAATGGAACCAGCTGTTAAACACCGCATCTGTGGTGTTATCCAATGTCCGGGCCCTGGTGCGCCCGTCGGCCAAAGGCGCGGCTGTGAGGCTCATCGCCTCAGTCTGAGGCGTGCGGGGGGCCTGTCCGTCGGCGTTTTCCCCAGGCCGGCTGACATTACAGTTATACAACACCCTCCTGGTCGCCTTCTGGTCTCCGTCGATCTCATACAGGAGAGCAAACGGATTCGGCTGCTGGTTGGCATATTCCACCAACACGTGATCGGTGGGGTCCTCCTGATCACCCAGAACATCCTTCCGGAAATAATCCGGAATCAGTGCCATTGTCAGCGTGCCGGAGTATCCCTCATTGGTAAAAGAGGAGTAGTACAGCACGCCGTCTGCGATAAATTTCTCCTCTGATCCCTGGGCATCCAGTGTGAGAGAGCACGCACCGGGGATATGCTTGGGCTTTGCAAAAGTGGCTGCTCCCTCCTCATCGAAGGTTATCACCGCATAATGCACATTTTTCAGATTAAATTTTACTTTGTTCGCCATTTCTACACCTCAATTTCATACGCAACTTGATAAAACCGCTCTGAATCTATGTATACGGCGGCTTTGTCCCAGTACAGGTCCGCCGCCGTGAGGATGTCTTCCAGGCGGCCCTCCAGTCCCTGGTCCCGCTGCCGGACATAGAGCTCAATGTTTACGTGGAAAAACACCGCATAGGCGATACCATCCGCTGCAAAGTTGTCTGTGTGATCGTCAAAGTACACCCCGTAGGGCATAGCGGGCGGCTTTTCCCAGTGGTGAAAGGTGAAGGGAATGCCCAGCGGGGCAAGCAGCTGCTCCAGCTCCTGATAGGTCATCGCTCCCCCGCCTCCTCAATGGCTCGGGCCGTCAGCTCCGGGAGCAGGCGCTCTGCCTCCTCATAGGCGGGCCGGACGTGGGGGATCCCCTCCACCCGGCCGCCGCCGGCCTTTTGGTGGCCGTTTTCCAGCAGATGGACCAGGGGACCGTCTGTTTTGTTATAAACTGTCACCTGGGCCTGGGTACCAAGCACACCGCTGCGCTCCTTCTTGATCCGCCAACCCTTCTTATAGCGGCCGCCGCCCTTTCCCTTGCGGACGGGGGACTTGGCCTTGACGGTTTTCAAAGCTTTCGTGCCCGTCTCCTCTACTGCCTGGGCAACCGCCTCCTGGATGTCCTCCGCGTAGCCGTCCAGAATTTCAGAAACCGCCAGGGAGAATTCATCAATTTGAATCGACATACTTTCCCTCCCATGCGCTGCCGTCGGTCTCCTCCAGTGTCAGGCGGGTGACCAGGATACCGTCCTCATCGGCGGCGGGTACAACCTGCTGGATGTTGTACCACCGCTCCCCGATCCGGCACAGGTCCCTGGTGGAGATACGATCATCCCGCCAGACCTCAATCAGGCGGCTGACCGTCTTTCCTGCAGCGGCGGCAGAGTAGAACCGGGTCACCCCCACGGTCCGTTCCCCGAAGGGTTGCCGGGTCTTCTCCTTCAACCGGGGAGAGGCAGGAGGCGGTCCCCCTCCCTCCTCCACCTGATAGATCATTGCCATGCCTGCGTCATGGAGCATTGGTATTCCCCCTCGCCTGCTGGCTGACAATCAGGTCCAGCCGCATCCGCCGCAGATACTGGGGCTCCGCCTCGCCGGTGATCCGCTTCCGGTACATCCAGGCGGCGGTAGCGATGACGGTCTGGTACCAGTCCTCACCAGCCGTCTGGCGGGCCCCCTGCCGCTCCAGGCTGGCACGGGCCGCCTGGAGCAGGTGAAGCAGATAGGTGTCCTCCCCGGGGAGAGAACCGGTCCGCTGAAGGTCCTGCCGAAGGATCATCAGCATGGACTTCTCATCCACGGCTTACCCCTTCCGCGCGGCCGCCTTTTTCGCCGTGCTCGCGTTGGCCGTGTCAGGCGGGAAGGTCACGGAGGTGGCGGGGGCCTCGCCGTTAATGTTCATGATCCCGAAGGCCTCACCGAACACAGGCATACCATCATACCGGGCGGTGCCCTTGAACACCGTCTGGTCCTCGATGAAGCGCACATGCTCGCTCTGGGCCAGCTTGGCTCCGGCCCGCTCCGCCAGCAGATACAGATCCAGATAGCCGAACGCGATGTCGCTGTCGGCCATAAAGTCCAGGGTGACGATGTCGCCCCCCACCACGGGCATGGTGTTGTTGATACCAGAGACGATGGCTCCGGCGGCGTTGACGGACAGCCCCTCGGCGGTAAGGGTGCCCTTGGTGGTCTCGTTCATGATCCAGACCTTGGGGCTTCGGGCATAGGTGCTCTTGACCCTGCTGGAAACCCGGATCATCTCCTGGTAGAGAGCGACGCCGGTCTTGCCGGTGATGGTGACGATGTTGCTGGTGCTCAGGTCCTTCCAGGCCGGGCCGTTGGCAGGCCAGCTGGAAGGCTGGGCGGTCTGGGCCAGCCGGGTCACAAAGCCCAGAGGCATCTTCACACCGGTACCGTAGACGATGGCCTTGTCAGAGGCATAGCCGATGGCTTGCCCCAGTGCCTCAATGATCTCACTGGACAGATTCAGGTCGCTGTCCTCCAGGGCGGCGTTGCAGATGGCGATAAAACCGCCCACCTTGTAGCCGTCCACTTCCACCTGGTTAAAGGACAGATCCAGCTCATTCAGCGTGGCGCAGGCCTCCGTCCAGATAGCCTCGGGGATGACCCCCATGATGTTCTGCCGGGCCTTGCCGGGAACTGGGCGCAGCTGGACGTAAGCCATCAATTTGCTGTACCTGGTGATATTCTCCCGGATCAGGTCCAGAACTACGGTGGGGACGGTCAGCTCCGCCCCGCTGACGGCCCGCTTCTCCTTGCCCAGGGTGCGCACCCGCTGGAGGAAGTCCTTTACGTCATCCCGGGCCAGGAAGGCGTCCCGCTGCTGAATGTTCAGGCCGAAAAAGCCTCTGCGTTTCATACTCATGATGTTGTCATCCTTTCTCTCCCCGGTATCGCCAGGGATGTTGTCAGGCGCGGGAGTGGAATCAGCAGGGGGCGGGGTCTGCTTGGCCTCCTCAGCGGCCAGGTCCCGCTCCAGCTGCTCCACCTCCCCGGCCAGCTTGTTCTTGCTCGCCTCGTGGGCCTGCTTCTCCTGTTCAAACTCGTTGACCAGCCCCTCCACGGCGGCCTTGTCTTCCTCAGACTCCGCCTCGCCGATGGCGGCCTCCAGCTCGGCCTCTCGGGTCTGGAACCCCTGGTCCTGAGCCCGCAGGTCCTCCAGGGCCTTCTTCTTATCGTCCAGCTGCTTTCTCAGCAGCATCGCTTTCAGTGCCATTATTTCGCACATCCTTTCAGTCGTTTTTTCATGGTCTCCTTCCAGGCCTGACCGGCCCGGCGCTTGATCTGCTCCGCCTGGGCGCTGCGGGCGGCCACGGCGGTCTCCTCGTAGGCCGGGAAGGTGGCCACCGTCACCTCATACAGAACGGAGACTTCTTTGATTGTCCAGTGGACAGACCCATCTTCATTGACCGTTGTCTCCTCCACCCCAATGCCAAAGCCAAAGGAGCACTGGTCCACGTCACCCCGCTGCACTCGGTGGTACAGATTCATGGCGTCGCTGTCCTCCCCGTTGACCTTCACCCGGCCCCAGAGGCCGTGCCCGTCCTCCCGGAGCTCCAGAGTACCCGCTTTGGTGCGGCCCAGGACAAGGGTGGTGTCGTGGTTGGTCAAGGCCCGCACATCGCCACCCAGAGCGCCGGCAAAGGCCCCGGGAGCGATACTCTCCGTAGCCCCGGGCCAGAGCTCGTAGACGTTGTTGAATACCGCGAAATAGCCTTCAATGTACAGCTCGCCGTTTTCCTCCGCCGCCCGGTACTGGGTGGGGCGGCAGACCATTGTCCGTCTATCCATCATGTTCACCTCCAATCCCGTCCAATTTCTCCTGGTTTTTCTTCTGCTGGTTCAGCTTCAGCTGGTCCCCAATCATACTGGCCGGGATGAAATTCTCCAGGATCACCAGCTCATCCAGCCCCGCCATGGGCCCCTGGCCGATCCAGTCCCGAACCTCGTTGCCCGTCATGATCCCCCGGACATAGAGCTCGCTGCCGATGGAGGCCAAATTCTGCACGTCGTAGGCATACAGCGCCCAGGGGTTCATTCGGATAAACATGTTCTCGCTGATGAGCAGCTTCCGGGTCAGCTCCTGCTCCAGCCCACGGACCAGGGGCAGGACGGTGTTGTTGATGAAGGAGTTCCACTCCTCCCGGTTGAAGGCCCCCACCCCCACCACATAGGGGGGCACCCCCAGGATAGAGGCCACTGTCCGCTTATCCAAAGAGACGGAGTCGTTGATGGCCAGGTCGTTCAGGGTCAGGGGCTTGACCTGGACCACCTCCATACCGTCGGCAGGGATGACCATAGGCTTTCCCGGCTCATCCGTCCCAAAGCCCCGGAGGTAGTTGTCCCGGCCCTCCGGGGTGCGCAGCTCCTCCGCCCAGGAGTCCACCTTGATGATGACACTGGGCTTCCACTTGTCCTCCAAAAACCCCCTCTTGGTGGCCGCCGCCTGCTTCAGGTTGGCCGCCACGTCCTTCAGAGCCACCCGCAGCCCCATGCCCCGCCAGGGCTGGGCCGGGTCCGGGTTGAGGACAAAGTGGAGCAGCTGGCCAGGGTCACAGTCCTGGCCGCCGATCCGGATCCGGTAGCCGCAGCCCCCGTCTGAGGTGAAGGACACCTGAGCGGGCGGAATTGGCGTCAGGTCCTCCAGATAGCCCCCGCTGGTCCTGGGGAGCACCACCGCGTTGCCATCGCCGTAGAGCAGCAGCGTCCGAACAATCCAGGACATGAGGGTCATCCGGGTCATGTACCGGTTGGGCTCAATGTCCAGCTTCCGGGACAGGGCGTTTTTGATTCGGATATCTCCGTCCTGAGAATTGCTCATCAGGTGGATGGTCATGGAGCTGATCAGTCCCGCCAGCTTGTTCACCGCCATCAGCACCTCCGGGTTTTCGCTGAGCCGGGTGTAGCCGGACACGCACAGGGTATCGTAGGCCGCGTCGGTCAGCAGCCAGGCCGCAGATTGTTTGTTGGCATCCCTGATCTGGTTGCCGCGGTTCTTTCGTTTTCTGCTCATTACCTTCTCCATCCCTTCTGTTTTTCGGACTTCTCCAGGTCCTCCAGCATCCGCACCGCCGCAAAGACGGCAGCGTCAAAGATGTCGATCCGGGTGTTATCTTCCATCTTCTCGTACTGAATCATATCGTCGGTCTTTTCAATGGCGTGGACATTTTGGACACAGTACTCAAAGGCATCTGAGTGGAGGTAGTACAGGCACCCGGCCTTGGCCTTCTGCTCGATCCGGCGAAAGCCCTGGGACTTTTTCCAGAAATATTGAGGCTGATCCACCACCTTGAACTGGGCCTTTTTCATCCCCACCACATACTCTGCGCAGAACTTCCGGTCGTGGCCGATTTCCTTGATCTTGAATCCGCTGTGCCGCTTGTCCTTAAACCAGTTGACCACGTCCATATGGTTGACCACCGGGGAGTTGCACATGGCCAGCCAGCCGTCCTCCTTCCAGCCGAACAGGGGGATATTGTCCTCATCCGCCTTGATGTGGGCGGCCACCACGGGGAACCAGGCGTGGGGGATGATAATATCCACGTCCACCACCTCGCCGTCCTCCCGTTTGTAGCCCTCCAGCGTGCCGTACAGGGCCGCAGCCGTCAGGTCGTGGAGCTTGGACAGGTCCGCGCCGCCGTACCAGCGGATGGGCAGTTTCTTAAGCTCTTCCAGTGTCCAGTTATACCGCTTGTCGCTGGCCCGAAACTCCTCAATTTTGAAATAGGCCTTCATGGCCGCCACATAAACATTCAGCGACTTGGCCAAGAATTCCTTGCGCATCTGGGGGTCGTTCC